GGTCGCGTATGCCATGACTAACCCTTCTTGACTGGTGCTTTCCTAGTGGTCTTCTTCGGTGCCGGCACAACAGCCTCACCAGTAACCGCGTCAGCAGCAACCGGAGACACATTGAACGTGACCTTTTTGCGGGTGCCGTCATTTACACCGTCGCCGTACATGTCCTCAAGCGAGCAGCTATACGGGCCTACGCCGGGGAACGTCTTGCTGAACGTGCGACCCACATAGCCTTGCAAGTAAGTGCCAGCGGTGCTTGCAAAGAAGAAAGTCTCGTCACCATCAGGGTCATTCACTTCACCTTTAATCGCGGTGAACTCCACCACGAAACCAGGCTTGTAAACAACATCGACCCGTTGGAGGGTGACTGGGACAACCGGAGTCGGGGTAGTCGAACCATCCGACACTTCACCTTGCCACGGCGGCACGAACGGCGGCTTCGCAAGAGAATTACCCTCTTGCCAATCCGCACCCAAACCATCGGCCTGTTCCTGTGACACATATGCCACGCCGTAATTGATTTTGTTCTGAACTTGAACCACGCCAATCCTTCCCTGGTAGGGGACGGCTAACCTCACTTAAGGCGCTAAGTGAAGTTAGCCGTCCTCCTTAACCTCACTTAGCGGAAGCGGCCTTCGGGACAGCGCCCTTGTTCAGCTTCACGAACGCAGTCGGGTCATTGACGAGGGCGGCGAACTCAGCCTCCACACGTACAGCAACCAAGTTGTTCTGCCAGAGCGACACGATGCCAGAGCCGTCACCTGCGGCGGAGAGGTCCAGGGTGGCCTGATCCGACACGTCGTAGCTAAGACCGCCAACTTGCCCCCAGATAATTTGGCTGAAGTCTCCCATCACACCAACGGTGTCGCCTTCAGCGACGTGATCGGAGATGTAGGTGGGCCGGCCCAGGACACGCCCCGAACGGAACGGGGAGTTGATGTCCGTGTAAGTGGCCTCAATGAACAGCGGCCGGCCGATCTGATCGACCGAACCATTCAGGATCGGCTCAGCCAGATTGTCGAACAAGGTCCCGGTCCACTTCTTGCCATCGTCAAGCAGAAGCTGCAAACCGTTGTTCAGTGCGGCGTAGGCGTTATCGGCCAGATCGACCTCTTTGTCGGTGTCAGCAACGCTGTTACCGAAGGGGCCGTCGCCACCAAGAACAGCGGTGTCGAACGCCAGGGCGATAGCCTCAGCGACCTTGGTCCGCATGGTGTTCAGGTAGTTCAGCGGGTTCGCACGCACAACCTCGGAGCTTGCCGCGAAGATCGTGGCGATCTTGTACGGGGCGATATCCTGCTTGGTGAAGTCACCCTTGGTGACAGGCTTCTGCTCACCTTCAGCAACCCACTTAGCGGTGACATCACCGGACCAGTGAGGAATCCGAACCCCGGTAGGTCCCATCGGGATTTTCCGGGCGATCTGCTGAACAATGGACACCTTCTCAATCTCAGTGAAGTAGTCCTGGGAAACAACCGGGTCAAGGTAACCCGAAAACATCGGGTCCGTTGTCTTAGCAACGGTATCCGGGGTGATATAACCAGCCATTTGGCTAACTCTCTTTCTTAGTTATTTGGCACCGACGATCCGGCGTACTGTTTCCAGCAGCGGATCACCGTTCAACGGCAACTGATTGCCCGTGCCCTGTGATGGGTCAATGGGACGATCCTTCGGAGGAGTCTTCCCAATCAGCGACTTAACCCTCTTGACGCTCTCCGACACCGATTCCTCATCGGAACCCTGGATCAGAGTCACAACATCCAAAGCGTCCTCAGATGAAATGCCGGCCGAAACAACCGCCTTGAGCTTCAACAGTTCAAGGGCACGCTCAGACAACTCTTTTTGAGTCTCACCGAACGCCTGTTCTTTCTCCGACAGCTTCACCTCGTAGTCCTTGATGACATCTGCCTTAGCACGCTCGACCGCATCGTTCTTCTCCGTGCGGTACTTAGCGGCCTCATTACGAAGCTCCTGAACGTACTCTTTCGAGAAAGTTTCAGGTGCCGGGGCCGCAGGAGCCACAGCCACCTGGGCCTGCGGGGCAACATCGTTGGGGGTTACGTCTGACATTTTCGCCTCCTGGGCGGGTTGGAGCCCATCAAGGGCTCGGCGGGCTAGGCAGCCTCAGTCAAGGCTGCCCACTCTTGGGAACTGATCTCACCGCGATCAATCTTGCGGCGAAGTGCTAACTGGATTTCCTCGTTCTTGGTATACGGGGAACCCCTTTTCTTACCGGTCTTGTGAACCCTTCCGGGGTTCTCCTCGACAAACCTTTCGGCTTCCTCGTCGGCTTCGACCCACAACTCCAAAGCCCGATCCTTCGCAGCCTTACCGGACCAATCGCTCAGGTCGAACACAGGCACAACCAAACAGTCACAACCGATGTGCCACTCGTTCATAAACTCAGACACATCCGTGCCACCAAGGATCGCGTCCTTAGCTGACTCGTCGTCCAACCTCAACCCTGCGGAAGTAGCCGAACCGTACACAGCGCCACGAGAAACCAGCATCAGACACCACGCGCATGTTTCGCGCCCGGTGGCGATCCTGGCCCAACCTTGGATTGGCCGTGTCTCTCCTGAAGAGCTAACCAACTTCGGGCCTGTGTACTCAATCTCAGGTTCAGCCTGGACCGGCTGCGGGTTACTCAACCTGAAGTTGTACGCCAACTTGGATTTCCGTGGTTCCATCCACGAAACCTCACGAGGAACCGGCTTCGGTTTCTCAGGCAAATCCGGGCTCTCTTTGACAGCCGGCTCAGGTGCCTCACCGGAGATAGCCACATCCGTACCCACGGCGTTGATGACCTGTCTGCGACCGCCGTTCTGAACCTCCCGCAAAGTCTGCAACGTGAACTGTGCAACAGCAGACTGGGTAGCATCAGCAGCAGAGAACGCCTTCCGAACCGGCTCCATGTTCTCCACAAACCATTCGAACTCAAACGGCTCTAAGTCACGCTCATACCGTGGCAGTTGAGGGAACTGCTTCCGCCGCTCACTGTCATAAAACAACCGTGAAACCTCAGCGGACTGATCCCGGAACGCCTTCACTTGCGGGTACATCAACTGAAGCAACTGCACCCACTCGACCTGGGACAGCTTCGCTTTAGCGAGCAGCCGGCCGAACTCATTCGTGTACGCAACAACAGCAGCCTCTATGCGTTTCTGTAACGCCGCGTACTCCTCAGGGGTCACTGATCCTCAGCGGCAGGGGCCGCAGTCTGCGCCGCAGGCCGGCTACCGACCATGCCAGACAACACCTGCATCGGATCGGCTTCCTCATCCCACACACGCATCTCATCACGCTCAGTGATGCTGTAACCCATATCAATACGGGCACGCTCACGGGGGATCACACCCATACCGTTCGCATACAACTTCACAGCAGCGTCAGCCTTAGCGGCATACGTTGGGGTGGACGGGTCACGCCACACCGTTTCCATCCGGTACATATCCGGGGGAACCTCAGTCCCACCCTTCATAGCCCGGTAAGCAACCCGCATAGCCTGCTCCCACGCACCACCAAAAATCTTGTTCTTACGCTCAGTCTTCTTCACCAACCTGGACTCAGAGGACTTAATAGCCTCCGCACTAGCCGGGTTGTCAGAAGACGTAGACAAATATTGAGGCGGGAGCCCTGTGTAAGCTGCTGCTTTCCTGTCAAGTGCATCAAGAGCATCAACGAAGTTACGTAATTCGGCGGCACTGAATTGCTGCGCTTTTGCATCCGGGTCCTCAAATCCTAATATTCTCGCCATATAAGCGTTATAAAGTTTCTCCCCAGTCTCAGGGTCAATACCCAGGTCCTCCGGTTTCACACCGAAGATCAACCTTTGCGGGATCGCCATCAACTCAGCCGTCCCCTGCATATCCATCAAGATGCGGGCGGCAGCATCAGTCACGCTGCGTAGCTCAGGCGTAATCTCGCTGCTGCCATACAAATCCGACAACCTAGTGCGGTTCGCCAACGGGATCACCGGCACCATCATCATGCCGTGCGCCACCCTCGTCAGAACCTTCCAAGACCCCTGCTCCCTGATCCACTGCACAGTCTGATCAGGCAAATACAAAGTGCAGGCAATGACCTCAGTCTGATCCTCGTCATAGATAGCGCGGATCGCCTGAGTCACATCCTTAGTGCGGGTGTCAATCACCGCCGTCAAAGCGGTAGGCGGTTCCACCCGAATCATCGGAACATTCGGGTCCACGTTCAAATCCACAGACGGGTCAGGGGCAGCCACCGTGATGTACGAAGTCCCATAGATCAACGCATCCGTGTGACCCAACGTCGCTTCGATATCCAGGTTGTTGGCTTTCCACCAATCCCACAACTCGTCATCAGCGGAATCGTTACCGCCCATGCGGAAACCCTCAACCTCCTGGCGCTCCGCAATGGAGTCGATGTACAGGCGGGGGTAACCAACATGTGCGAGCAAATTCCGCATCTCGGGGGGGACCGCGATACCAATAGCGTCCGGCCGGCGCTCCGCGTCGTAATACGCCTTCGCGTCCTTCAAACCAGCCTGACGCTCTTCAAACAAGTTGAGCATCTCATCGCGTTGCTTCTCAATATCAACGGCTGCCACTAGCTAATCACCGCCACTCGTCTACTCCTATTTCTCTTGCTCATCAGGAAATCTTGACGAGCACCGAACGCCAGGACACAGCACACAGCGGCGTCGATCTTTTTCGATGAATCCTTCGACGCTTTCCTGATAGAAATCGCGTCGTACGTCGTCGGGTACCGGCGAGCATTAAGGACGTGCTGACGCAACGTCACATTGGCGCTGTGCGACAACTCCTCCTCCAACACCGCGTCCAAAAACTTTTCGCAATCAAAAGAGAACCGTTTCGTCTGACCGCGCATATCAAAAGCGATTGGGTTATTCGGTGAGGCGTTGACCTTGATCTGCTTCTTGAAATCACGGGACCACGCATCCACATACGATTCGAACTCTTTGACATCAGCCCGAAACGCCACCACCTCGTACCGTTCGAAACACGAACGCACAACGGCGTCAACGTCCTCGCGGGGTATCTGCCCGTCGTACTTCTCTGGGTTCCACACACCGATCAAGAACAAACAGCCGTCCTCGACACGGCACGCAACCAGAGCGGTCCAGTCATTGGACTTCGACCCGTCGAACCCCAAGGTGATCCGGTCACCGGGCACCAGCTTCGCTGTGGGGTCCGCAACCGCATCCCACTCATACGGGGCGATCCACGAATCCTCATGCGCGTTGACCTGATTCAGGAACTTGCGCCGCGACTCCGTGACCGGGTTACGAACATCCAAAACCGATTCAACGATGGTTTCCACCGGGAGCCACACTGAATCCCCACGGGCTATCTCAATGCCCTCCCGGAGCTTCGCGACACCCTCTGTGTACCCCTCAGGGTTTTCCCGTTCAGACGGTATCTCCGACACAGGGGTGTCTGCTGGTGCTTCCAGAGCGTCGTACAGGGTGCCGACATCGACTGCGTCACCGGACTGCACCGACTGCCACGCGTCGTAGTCACGCTCGGCCACACTGTCCTCACCGGGGATGTGCGCGTTACAAATCGACAACACCCTGGAACCGGGAATCTTAGTGACGTTACCTTCGATCACGCCGGCCAGATCGTGGCCGTCATTGGCTTCCTGCCACCACTGAGTCTCGTTACGGATCACCAGGGTGGGGCGGTTGCCCTCCATCGAATACGGGGACGATGTGACCGCTTCGATACGGCCACCAGCCTCTGAGTAAATGATGGTCTTATTCACTTCAAGTGTGTAGTCCTCTTTTAACTGCGAGGACACCATCACCGGGAACAAGGACATTGTGTTCTTGGTTTGTTCCTGGGACACGGCGACGATCTGAACCCACGCCGCGTGCCGGCGTTTACCGACCGGGCTGCCCGACGCATCGAACTTGTCGAAGGCCACTGGGCCGCACAACTCCACGAGCGCCAGAGCGGCGGCTAGCGGGTCCTTCCCCCAACCCTTCATCCTGCGTAGCACACCGTTGCGGTAAGCGTACCGGCCGGCGTCATCGACCGCGTACCACCACAGAGCCCACCGGGCCTGCTCAAGGGTGGGCATGAACGCCTCACCGGCATGATCCCCGCCGGGTGTTTTGACGTACTGGGCCCACCAGTTCAGCACACCCCAACCAAGGGTCTTCTCAGGCAACCACCATTGCCCTTCAAGGGTTTTACGCCAGGAAGGCCCGGAGATGTGCGGGGGAGCGGGGAGTAGTTCGACTGTCACTCCCCGCCCCTTCCGTTAGATGACGGTTATCGCCGCCATGTGTATTTACGTTCCACTTCAGTTCCTACGGTCACACTTCTGTGGTGGTGGTTGATCCAGCCGCCCCGAAACCGGACACCTGACGGCATCCCCTCGAAACACATCTGCACAACCAGACCGTCTTGCCCGCAGCAGTCACCGTGATCCCACCTGTGACGGTGTTCCGGTGAACGCTGAAACCCTGACCACCAGCGAGGCGGCAGTTCCACATCGTTACGGTGCATCACTTCTCCCACGCGAT